GTAGGGCTGCTTCTTGAGATTAAGGGCTTCGTATGCCCGTTGTAGGTCTGTCTTTTTTGCCATAGTTACCACCTGTGTTGAACTGCTATTGCTTCCCGCCTGAGTGCTTCGTCTTCATAGGCGTAACGGGTCGCGTCGATAAAGTGATTGTTTTTGTCCACCGGCTGCCGCATGGCATTGCCGTATTTGTCCTCTTTCCACTGATACTGCCTGACCTCGTTGATGGCGTTGATACAGCATTTGTCAAATACTAAGGTCTGCTGTTGTAGCCATTGAATACCGAAGATGACGCTATCCTTGCCCTTCCTGGCTGGACGGGCGTTTACGCCGTGTTGCTTGAGTTCGGCGATTGATTTGGGTTCGGCGGAATCGCAGAAGACATAATCATCAGCGATGATCTTCTTAACCTCGCCCGCCAGTACATCGTTGGTCAGTCCGGTCTCGTAAAGTTCATCGTAAAAATAAACGATCTTCTTGGAGCGGTCGTAATGGCTGACCGACAGAGCCGCCGGATCAGACGAGAAACCGAAGTCAAGCCCGTTGCGCCGGTTGGTGCGCTGCTCATCCGGCAGGTAATACGGGTCATCCTCATCATTCAAGTCGGCGATGACGTAGTTGGAGAAAATGACATGCCCAAGAACGCCCCAGTTACCCAGCGTGTAAACATTGAAATAGTATTTGTCCGGCTCGTTCTCGAGATCGCGCACATCATCCGGCGTAAGAAAGCGGTTGTGCTTGTACCAGGTCTTAAGTATGAGTAGGTCATCAGCGATATGCTCTGTCTGTTTTTCGGTCCAGCCCAAGTCCTTGAACCAGCGTTCAAATATCCAGTGTGATTGCAGGATTGGATTGAATGAGAGCGTCAGACGCTTATGAACACTTTCATCACCACCGCGCTGCCGTTTGTACAATTCGGTGATCGTGGCGCGTTCCGTTTCGGTGGCTTCCTCAACCCAAATATCGGTGATACTGCCTTTTTCCGGCGTGATGGATTTGACCTTCTGCACGTCATCCAGCCCGACGAACAATATCTGATAGCCATTAGCGCATGTGATAATGCCATCGACCTTGTTGACAGTGAAAAGATTGTTAAGGTTCCAGTCCGCGATTACTTTGCGGATTTCGTTGAATACAGATCGGCGGATTGTTTTACCGACCGCCCGACACACGAGATAGTTGCGACCGCCGTTAAGCAGGTCGTAAACACAGCGTTGAGAAAGAAATACAGATTTGCCAGAACTCGAACCGCCGTAGAATATCTGCGTTCGCTGCGTGGATTCCAGATATGGCAGGTACGCTTCATTGAATATATCAGGCTCAACATTGATATTAATCATCCTTGTTTACTGTAATTTTTATCTCAATCGGCTCATCTTTTACACCTGCGTATTCAGACCGCTCCACATACCCGCGCTTCTTACCCAGCGTCTTCAGCACCAGCGCGACCGCCCACGGTTCACCATTTAGCACGGCTTGGCGTAATTTCTGCTCCGACAGGTCAATCAACTCGCCGCGATAATCCTCAACCGCTGCCTTGATATTGTCGGACTTAGCCATGCGGTTGTAGATAGTGTTCGGCGCACATCCCAACTTACGGGCAGCCAGATAAACCATGCCGTTCACGTCTCGCAAGGCGTCAATGATCTGCTGGTTAGATAGGCGCATAATTACTCAATATGCTCAATTAACTCCGGCACTCCGCCAGTCGTGTCAACCTTACTCAATATTTCATTCTTGATATGATTAGCAATAGAACGCATAAATAGAGGGGGGACACTGTTACCCATTCTATTAATTGCAAGTTCGCGCTTTCCAATAAATTGGAATTTATCTGAAAAACTGAATATTCTTTTTGTTTCTCTAACTGATAAGTATCTTTCACGGTCAGGGTGTATAGTTCCGCACATTGCTATTTCAGACTTAATAATTACCCCACAAACCCTATGCCATCCTGCCCATTTTGTTCCTATTGCACCCGCAATATTTCCCTTAATTTGTCTATAAATATTTCTATCCATTTCCCAACAATCAGGCTGGACTTTTGCTACATTAATTAATAAATCACCCAAATATCTATCGTCTGGTAAGTTATCCCTATAATCTAAAATCGCCTTTTCTAATATAATGGGTTTACTTTCACCTCTTGGATGACTTGGGTCAATCCCCAAATCTTCCCTTACTCCAATAAATATCAATCGTTGTCTGGATTGCGGGACATTGAAATACATCGCATTGAGTAATCTTGCTGATACCTTATAACCGGATGATTTTAATTCCCGTAATATTTCGGCAAATATCAATTTCATTTTGCCTTTTATCATGCCTGATACATTTTCCATCACAAATACTTTTGGTTTCAGTCCTCGTAGTAATCGGACATATTCCCTGAATAATTGATTGCGGTCATCTTCGAATACTCTTTTCCCTGCTGTACTGAATCCCTGACAAGGAGGCGATCCATCTAAAATATCAAGTTCACCTGGTTGTAATTTAGTGGTTTGCAATACTTCTTCAACCGATAACTTTGCAATATCCCCATGATAAACAGGAATATCTGGAAAGTTCAATTTAAAAGTTTCTACCGCGTTGTCATCCCATTCAACCGCCAACAATTCTCTAAATCCAGCCATTGAATAACCCAATGAAGAACCGCCACATCCGGCAAATAAACTAATAACAGTAGGTGCATTATCTGGCTTTGGCTTCAGGTGCTGTTGCCAGGATGATTCTAATATTTCAAGATATTTATTTACTTCGGCCATTTATGCCCGCATTCAGGACACTCAATATATTCAACAGAATTTTCAACATCCTCTGTATATTCAGGAAATTCAGACGGGATTGATAACTGTTCTTTATTTGCAATATCCGCGATCAACTTCTGCACATTCTCATTGTCGGAATTGAATTGCCGGAACAGGTCATCCAGTTTCTCTTTGTCAGTCGCCGCCATGCCTGCAATCGGGTCAAGCGTGGATAATATCAACGCCTCTTCTTCCTCACTCACGTCCACATAAACCACCGGAATCGTGTCATTGCCCTCTCGTGCCGCTAACTGACAACGCAAATGCCCGTCTATCAGGTTGCCAGTCCGTTGGTTTACGATGACCTGCTGCACCCAGCCGACCTCTTCCAACACGCCTTTCAGCGCGTCCTGCTGATGAAGCGGATGGATGCGCCAGTTGCGCGGGTTGAACATGATCTGATCCAGCGGCTCTTCTCCGCTGCCAATAATCCTGTTCTTGTATTTCATCTTAGTTCAGACATTCCAGCCTTTCCAGCGCGTCATCAGTCGCCTGTTTGGTCAGCCACCATCCGATATACAAGTAGCTCGTTCCTGTGTCAACATCGTCAAGCTCGTATGTGGCATATTTGCAATACTCACCCGTCTTTTTTATCAGGCGCTCATACGTCCACAATACTTCGCTGTCGGATTCAATCATGCCAATTCTGTGTAATCGCGGTGGGCGGAAATGTAGCCCTCACGTCCCCTGGCAGTCTCGACATGCCAAAAGCCATTTACGGGGTCGGGTTCGAGTAGCGTAAAAATGTTTCCGTAACCCACCGCCAATACCTCGCCATCGTAAACTTCAGGCGCGTCGCGGAAGAACAACCATCCGGGCTGTCCGTTCGTCTGTCTCACGATCACCCGCACACGCTTTGCCGACGGGTCGATCAGTTCTCCATTGCCTATCAGGGCCTGAAAGTCCAGCACGTCGCCATAAAAGCGATTGATGTCAATACTGCCGGATTGCGCTCCAAATTCCTTACCGCGTCCGTTGCCATCAGCGGAATATTGCCAGAAAGTCCAATTAGTGAAAGGCGCGGGAATAGCAGGTACGGGTGCGGTGGTGTATTGCGCATGCCAGTATGGATATTTGACCGCCCACGTTTGGGCCGCGCTGTTTACCAAACTGCGCCAATATCCGCCGGATGAATAGATAAACGGCTTGCGTTTGTCAATCGATTCGACGCGCTCGATGAACGTTCGCAATTCGCCAAACGTTGGCCATCGGGTTAATTGCGTACCGGATTCGGTGTATTTCTCAAAATCACAGGCGGGAGGTAATTCTCCGCGGTCATCGCCTAAAATCGACATGAACAGGTCGGCATTATCGCGCTGGTTTGCGCCGTTGATCACCCAGCCATACGCGCCTCTTGGTATGCCAACGCGTTTGGATTCTGCCCAGTTGTAGTCAAAACGGGTATCCTTCGCCCTGCCAAAACACGCGCGGATGAACGCCCACTCCACACCGGCGGCTTTGGCTTTATCCCAGTCGATAACGCCCTGGTGCTGTGATACGTCAATACCGATCATCTCAATCGTGGACATGGACGTATGT